ATCTTTAGTTACCGCTTTGGATGGAGCTAAGAAGAATCAGAAAGATGAAGACTTCCTTCAAAATTGTATCCCTTGTGATTTTAGAACAATCTTTAAAACAGACCTTGATGCTTTTAAGGATATGGCGGCTAATTTTAATGCTTCTATTGATAAAATTAAGAAGAATTTTGATAAATTGGATGATCTATTTAGGAACACTTCTGATGGAGATGCTTTTCTAGAAAGTTTTTGTCTTTTAGGCAATGCTTTTCAGAGACAATGTGTTCCGGACCTTAGAAAACTTCTCTTTGTTATTTCTTTTATTTTAGATCGAACAGAGACGGGAATATCAATAGATACTCAAGTTTTCTCTTCTGCTCTCTCCTTAGATCTCCTGGGCGAAATCTTCTCTGGTGCCTTAGGACTCTTTGACTCAATTGTTGAATTAGGAATTGGCCCCATAAAATGTGTTATAGAATCAATTAGACATTTAATAGAGCAGACCAGACAGAATACTTCTGCTGCTCAAAGTGCTGCTTTCCGAATTGCTGAAAGAGTAACTCCGAATACTGTTCCAAATACTTCTCAAAATGTTGCTTCTAGTGCTAGACAACAAGCAGCCCAAAAGCAAATTGAGCAGAGAGAACAACAGATGGAGGAGTTTACAGACAAGCTTCTCAATGAAACAGAAAGCGTTCTAGAACTAGAAGTTTTTACTAATTATATTAAGGCCGGGACAGATTATATAGTTGCTTATAAAGATTATCTATTAAGAATTGTTCAGGATATTTTAAATAGCGGGACAGATAGTTTTAATAAAGTTCTTGGGTTTAATAAGAAGAAAATAGATCTCCTGAAATATATTTCTATTTTGAGGGCCTTAATAAAAGCTGTTCAGAAAGGAGGAGTTTCTTGTGGTCCAACTGCTTCTTCAATGACAGAAGAGGAAGTTCTTGATGTTGTAGATTATTTTGATTCTCCAGATCAGAACATTTCTTTGACTATTGAGGATGGAAATCTTGTTGTACGACAGACAGATAATTCTTCAGATCAAGATAGAACTATTGATGGTTTCTATGTTCCCTCTATTAGTCAAGCTTCAAAACCAGTTGACTCTTGTCTTGGAAAAGTGTCTAATACGGATGCTGCAAAAGTTCGTCAATGGATTGAGGAGCTTGGAAATCAATGAGTTTTTGGTCTAAACTGAGAGGAGTTCTTTTTAAATCAGGAACTTCTACTGAAAATATTAAGATCGTTCAAATTCCTTCAATTCAACAAGTTGTTAGTAGGTCTATAGAAGATGCCGTAAGACTTGTTCCTTTTGATAAAGAGAAAGTTACTTCTCGTGGACTTACATACTATGCTTCTTTTAGTAAGCCAGAGTGGGTAACTCCTGCTTATAATCATGTTGAGATTGAAAGAATCTTTGATATTGAAGCCTATTTTGCTCGAGCTGTAAGTAAGAAACTTGCTCTTTTTCTTCGTGAGGGTGGAGAACTTATTGGAAATAATGATCTAAGAATTAAATATGTTAAGATGAGATTGGATCAAATCTCAAGAGCTTCTGGTCTTCCATTTCCTCTCCTCCTTCTTCGAACCTGCCGTGATTTGGAAGTTCACGCAAATGCCTACTGGTTAAAGGTTCGAAAGAGAGATTCTTCTGGCGGTTTTCCTCGAAAGATTAATGGAACAACCATAGAGCCGATTGCTGGAGTTTTCCCTCTATGTCCAGAGTCAGTAGAACCCAAAGTTGATAGATTTGGGAATATTGTTGCTTGGCGACAACTTATTGGAGAAGAGGAGAAGGTTTATCATCCAAGAGATATTCAACATTTTGTTTTAAATCAGAAGGCTGGTTATCCTCTTGGAGTACCAAAAATAGTTCCTCTTATAGATGATATCAGAGTTCTGAGAATCATTGAGACAAATGTAAATATTCTTATCGATAAACATCTTTTCCCAATAATTCTTTGGAGAATTGGAAATGATAATGATCCTGTTCATGAATATGCTGACGGAATTACTGAATTAGAAGTATTTCAGACAAAAATTGAGGGAGTTCCCATGGAGGGATCTCTTGTGGTTCCACATAGGTATGACGCTAAAGTTTTAGGAGTTGAAAGTCAAGCTTTAGATGTAATGCCTTATCTTGAATATTTTAGAGAGAGAATTCTTGCTGGTCTTGATATCTCAACCATTGATGTCGGATTGGGAAGCTCTGCTTCTAGATCTACAGCAAATAAACTTTCTCAGAATCTTATAGATGTTGTTCAGTTTGATCAGTTAGTAATTTCCAACTACTTTCAATATTTTATTAACGAGCTTCTTTTAGAGTCTTCTTTTCCCAAATCTTCTCTTTTTCAAGGTGACAATATTGTTTCTTGGAAATTTCATGAAATAGACAAAGATTCAAAGATTCAAGAATTTAATCACTATATAGATTCTTTTCTTAAGAATTCCATTACTTATCCAGAATTGAGGAAGAAGCTTGGCGAGGAACCACTTACACCAGAAGAGGAGAAGGAACTCTATTGGAATAAGTTTGGAAAAGAGATCGCCCTAATAACTCCAATTCCTATAAAGTCTGCTGGTGGAAATTCTATTTCAACAAAGAATAATCCAACTAATCAGAATGGTAATAGGGGTGGTCCTAAAATTTCTAAAGATATATTAGAAGACAGAGTTTCTTCGGATTGGAATTTAAATGAGAGTGATCCTATTACTCCTCTCTTTGATGATCTAGTAAGAGTTCTTCAAGAACTCTATGCTCGAGATGGTTGGAATGCTTTTCCTGATATGAGATCTAGAGTAATATCTTCAATGGGAAAAGCAATTGATCTTTTTACAAATTCTTTAATTCGGTCAGTTTCTTCTAAATATAAAGACCCTCTTTTTATCTCATCAATTAGATCTTTCGCCGAAAACTATTCAGCGAAAACTATTGGGAAACTTCAGACAGATATTTTAGAGAGATTACGTCTAAGAAGATTTACTCCACAAGATCTTCTTTCTCCACTTAGATTTAGGGGAAAGTTTATCTTTGAGACTGAAACTGCAAGAATCATGAATCTTTCTACTTTCCAATGGCTTCAACAAGATTGGGAAAGAATTAGAATTCATACTGGAGAGAATTGCTGTGATGAGTGTAAGTCGTTGACGAAACAACTTAAACAAGGTAATATTGCAGTAGGTTTACCTCCCTATCATCCACTTTGTGAATGTAGGGTTGTGATAAAAGGATGACCAATGGATGTAGAATTAAGAGATTTCTTTTCTTTTAAGCCAAAGGCAGGAAGAATGGGTTCTTCATCTTCTGTTGAATCTATTAGACTTCAGGCTCAAAAGTATGCTCTTCAGGTTACTTTGGAGGCTTCTCATGCTGCTAAAGTAACCCTAAACAGTACTCTATATCTTCCAAGAAGTTTTGAGGATTCCATAGCAGCATTGACTTTTCCACAACAAAAACCAGTTCAGATTCATCACGATATTGAAGCAGATCCAATTGGTAGAGTTATTAAGGCTTCTTATATTCCTTATAATTCTCCTTCACCTATTCAAAATCAAGACATTGAATCTTGTGTTAAGTTGTTTCGAGATGCTAAGTCTCTTGATCAGATTTTCGATGCTGTACAGGTTTTAGAAGAGACTGGGATTCTAGCTGATGCTAACTGGCCCGGATTAGGGGAATTGGAGTTAGTAACAAGAATTACCGACTCTTTGGCTGTTGAGAAGTTTCTTGACGGAAGATATATGGGAGTTAGTACTTCTTCGAGACCAATTCATGTCTATTGTTCAATCTGCAAGAAGGATTGGAAGAAAGATGGATTCTGTCAACACGAGAGAGGACTTATTGACGAGGAATCTGGCCGGAGACAATTCATTATTATAGATGGTTTGATTCCAATGGAAGTCTCTCCAGTGAATCATCCGGCAGATAATAGAGCTGGTCCAAAACTTATCTCTCTAATTAGTGATTCTCAAGGAAAGACTACTTTCTATTATCAGAAGAATGAAACTCTTGACCAAATCCTACCAAGTAGGGTAAACTTTGAACTTACAGATTCAGACGGGAGAATCTTTATGCCTACTCAAATAGATCAAAATACTCAGGAAACTCATTCTGAAGAAACTTCTCAAGAAGAGGCTCCTCCAGTAAATGAGAAAACTCAGGATAAGAAAATCGAAGAGGCTCTAAAAACTCTTTTTGAGGACAAAGAGAATTTTACTGGAGAACTAGCTGAACTAATTAACGAAACTCTGGAGTTGGAAGTTGAAGAAGATACAAAACTCCCAATAGAGAAGAGAAAATCCTTAGCTCCTTCAATCTTCTGTGGTCCGGAAAAAAGTTTTCCAGTTCCTGATTGTGCTCATGTAATTGCAGCCAAGAGACTAATTGGAAGATATAAAGGTCCTGGAGACAATACTAAGATTCTTGCTTGTGTTTCTCGCAAAGCAAAATCTCTCGGCTGTCCTGGTTCTGAAGAAGAAGACCAAAATACTGAAACTCAAGTAGAACAAACTTTAGACCAAAAGAAGGATGAGGAGCTTCTTGCTCTATTCTCTGATATTGAAAAAATTCTTATCTCACGTAATTTGAAGATAGATCATACTTGTAAGGAATGCGAGATAAAGAATTCTTGTATCTCTACTTTGGAAGAAAAGAATGATTCACTTGATGAAACTATTAAAGTTCTTCGGGATGAATATAGAACTCTTTCTTCTGAGTATGTTATTCTTCAAGATCAAATTACGAGGGACTTAGTTCGATCTCGTGAAGCTATCCAAGAACTTATTGAACTGAAGAAAATTCTTGTACATCAAGATGCTGAAGAAGATTTATCTTCTCTAACTTATGAGGATCTCCAAACAAAAAGTTCTAGCTTTGATCTTCAGGATTCTCTAAATCTTTTTCAGAGTGGAGTTTCTCAGAATGTTCAAGATGTTCAAATTACTCCAGAAGATTCTGAAACAAAGACTCCTGTAATTCCTCCGGAGGAGAATTTTGCTCTAGGAGTGAATATTGAGTTAGCGAAGAATATCGTAAATTCTATTTCTCGTTCGGGCGAGTCTTTTGCGAAACAGTGGTTGAAGGATTATCAACGATCTGAAGTTATTCCAGAGAATATTTCTCTTGATTCTTTACAACAGATTGTGCAACAATTCAGAAGTGATCAAGGAAGAGGTCAATAATGGCTAACCTATATAATACAAATCATCGACAGTGGAACCATTTCGGGTATATTACTCCTGAAATTGGGCATACAGAAAATACTGTAGCTATCAATTTTGAGGGTAAACCTGCGGCATGGCTCCCTGTTGTTCGAACAGAGAGTTACACCGAGTTTGCGATTACTGTTCCTGCTGGAAAGGTTGTTGCTCTTGATCGAGAGGGCCGAGTAGTTCCTGCTGGTTATAAATATGTCTTTGAAGCAGCAGGTGGTGATACGATTCTAACTTATCTTGCCACTGATGTTACTAACAAAGTAACAGACTTAACTACTGGAGCAGTTCTTACTGGAGCTACTACCTATACTCAAACTCAGGTTACTACTGCTCTTCGAAATCGTGGTCTTATATCTGCATCAGAAACTGCAAGAGATTTTATCTCGTGGCCAATTGGTTATTCTCCCTATAACTATTACTCCTGGTGTGGAGGTAATGGTTTGAATCCTGGTGAGTATAAGCAACACAACTTTAATGGTCAGCATGGGGTTGCAGTAAATAATGATGCTGCTATTCGGCTTCCCTTAGTTCCTGCTCAGGAAGCCGTTGAGACTCAGGGTGGTGGTCTTGCCATCGCTGATACTGCAATTGTTTTTGGAACCGGAGGGTGGAAGAGTTCTACTGGTATTCATGCAACTCCTCTCTATACAGATCTGGTTGCTGCTGATAGTGATGTTGTAGCAATGGTTTTTAATAAATGGCCAGTTGCTAAAATTACCAATGATACTCCAATTACTGATAGTGCATCAACTCTCGCCGGAATGACTGAGGTTGATTCTATTGCCGCTCTCCTAGTTAGTGGATCCGATTACTTCTATATCGATTATGATCATGGCGTTCTATTCCTCTTTGAGACTGATGGAAATGCTATTCCTACTGGGTTTAATGTAGCCAATACTGTTACTTACTTTACCTACGAGGATGCTGCTGCTGGAAGTTCAACTATCGCTCTTGCAACCGGAAATATTAAGCCCGGCGATTGGCTGACTTTCAACAATACTTCAGACTACGTTAAGTGGACTCCTGATATCGGAACCTGTTTTGGTGGAGCTTCTGGAGACAGTTTCGCGGCTGATCCTGATTATGGAACCGGTGCTACTGCGACTATCTCGGCTCAGTTGGAAGCCTTTGCTGAACAGTCTCGAAATGCTGTGATTGGTCAGGCTCTTGGTTATTGGGTACATCCTCGGGACGCTCTGGATAAGGTTAAAACTCAGTTTACCGTCTTTAGTAACGCAGAGCGAAATTCTGGAAGTGCTACAGAGGGTCGTCCTCAGGCTCTTCCTCTAGCTGGTGCCTCAAATCTTGAGGTCATAATTAACTTCTGTAATCGATAAAGAGGAAAACGATGACGACTTTTAAATCATATAATCAGTTCTATAGTATCCTTGATAACCATGGCTATAACTTCTCTGATAGAGATAGTCACGGTCGTCCGAATCGAATTCTTCTCAACGAGTGGCTTCAAGCTGGTCAGGCTCAGCTTCGGGAAGAGGTAAAGAATGGCATCGAGTTTAATGACTCTTTGGCTACTCCTGATATCCAGCCTTGGCTTCCTCGAACTATGACCGAGCGAGCAATTCTTGCTCAAGAACCTCTCCTAGTTCTTTCGAAGCTTTTCCAGCGAATGAACTATGAGGCGGGAGCTCGTATTGAATTTCCCGCAATGGGAGCTGTTGGAGCTGCTGTAATTGCAGAAGGAGACTCCTATCCAACTGTTCAGTTAACTCAAGGCGGTGGTTCAATTATCACTGGAGTTGCAAAGCATGGTGTCGCTTTCAAAATCTCCGAAGAGGCAAGGAATCGTTCTAGCTTTGATCTTGTTCAGCTTCATCTTGATGCTTGCGGAATGGCTCTTGCTCGACATAAAGAACAGTGTGCTGCCGATGTTCTTCAAAGTCAGGGCCTAATTGCCTTTGATAATATTGATCCTTCAACTTCAGCTTTTGGTGTAACTACTGGTCGAGGACTTTCTGGAACAGCTAATGGTTCTTTGACACTTGACGATCTTTTTGATACCTATGCTCTATTATTGGATAATGGGTTTGTTCCTGATACTCTTCTAATGCACCCCCTTTGTTACATCATGTTCATGAAGGATCCAGTTCTTCGAGCTGTTCTTCTGGCTGGTGGAAATCAGGTTTTCTTCGGGTCTTGGTCTGGTAATCCTGCGGCTCAGGGTCCAGGCAGTCCCCTTCATGTTTC